AGACTAATATCATTGCTGTCTGGTTATTATGTCATCGTCGGTTTATCTACAATGGTGGTACTCCGACTCGTACTATTTGGGGTTTTTATAATACAAAGACCAAACAATACCATGCCCCTATTAACTCTAAAACAATAGGACAAGTCGTATCACTCAAGGATACAACTCCCTATACTTCTATGCCGTTAAATCTTAATCCATTAGAACATGCCTTATACGCCTGAAGTCGATGATTATGTAAAGTGGAATAAAGAGAAACACTCAGTAGAAGGTTGGGTGTATTTCAAAGACCAAGAGTACATAACCATTGAGATAGGAGTAAAGTGTAAGAATATAGACAACATTAGTGCTTGTCCTATACACCAAAAGACTCATACTTTAGTATTGTGTTTCCCTGAGTATTATCATCAATTAACTTATATCAAGACAAGAGCAAATAAATATGATGAGAAGTAATCCATCATAGCAGGACGTGCCGTCGCATGAAGACTTTTAATCAGTTTATGCAAGAGTCCCAGTTAGGTGGACCATTGCCTTATAGAAACCTACCAAAGAAGTTACCTAGTAAGTATTCAACACCTATTGTAACTGCACAGGAAATAGGTACAGGATACTCTGCTAATGTGACGAAACAATTCATACCAGGACCAAAAGAAGATCCAATACGTTCTCCACTTGATACGGTAAAAGATTATAAAAGAAAAGGTAAACAGAAAGAAGTAAAGACTATAAGTACAGGTATGCCTATTGTACCAATGAAACCTGATTATGATTCAAGGTTCACTGCAACAGGAGTTATCTAATGACGTATCCGTCGAAGAAAAACTATCAAGAGTTTATTACTGAAGTTAATAAGCATAGAGATGATAAGTTAATGTATCAGTATAAGGATGTGACTAATCCTAAACCACCAGTGAAACCATTAGAGTTACTAAAACAAAAGAAAGGATTGAAAACTGCACAGATAGCACCTATGAAGACTACTGTAGTAGGACCTGATCTAAAGTCCTTACCTCATGTTGATACAAGAGGACCTGGTGATAAACTAATGAGTGTTTTTAGGCAAAAGAACTATATGGATAATACAGGTAGAACACCACCTAAAATACCTTAAATTAGTCAAATTACCCCTTAAATGGGGTTTTTTAGTATTAAAAATACCTTTTTAAATATAAACTAATGTTTTATTCTTATTGATATTAATTCTCAATAAGGTTGAATAATGATATGAATTAGTATCATAATAACCCTTATAAACCTTATAAAGACCTCCTAAATCCTTCTACCTTATGCAAGTTTAGCGAGCGTATCATAAGACGCGCAGGTTGTCAAGTCACACGCCCGCGAAAATATCAGGAGACCCACACAAAATCTAGTCGAGACTTATAAATAATGGTTATGAATCTCGACGAGACTGATACCCGCATTAGTTGAATCTCGACGAGATATATGCTATAATAAACAAAGCACACAAGATCTCGACGAGCTTATGTACGACGACTACGATCTCGACTATACTTTCGCGCAAGATTACAGTCTCGACGAGGATACATTCTACGAGCATTATGCTCAACTAGATGTACAAGATCTCGACGAGGAATACACACGAGATGCACGAGATTATGACACACTTGCGTATCGTCATTATGCATGATATAATCTAGAACACACTAGATTATACGCACACTCGCATACCTAGTCACATGTTAACACATAGCAAGCGCCTAGTTACTATAACGCTCAACGTCATGTGTTATGATGATTTAGATCTGCAAGATCTAAATTGGAGAGATTTGTTAGATCTCCAAGGTGACGAAGAGGTTAATACTAACATCAAAGAATTCGAAGTGGAGATATAATGTGACACTATGATTGCTGTCACATCGTTATAGTAACTCATACAACCTTAAGTATAGCAAACCCACTGAGAGTAGGGTATGCTTACTCGTGCGTCGTTGTTTTATACTTTGCGCGGCTGCCGCTACGGATTCGTAGTATTATATTTTTGCCGATATGAATCCGTATCAAAGGGGGGATATCAATCGGCGGAGACCCATAAGCACGGATAATCAATGAATCTCCGGTTTTGTATCCGCATGAACTACGGGGTCGGGCAGGGTGTGCCATATTAGGAGCATGAACAAAACCACCAACCCTTACGCTCAACAGGTCCTCGCCCAGGGTCGTGACCTGTCCAATGCTCCCGCTCGCAAGCGTGAGTTCCCTTGTACTATCGGTGCCCGTACCTTTGAGACTGAGGCAGAGTATCAGGAAGCACTCGCTGACTTCATGAATGGTTACTGAGACCAGTTGAGGGACTGACCCCTCTGGACCCCAAACGCCGAACCGATACCCTACCATTGATTCATGAACAACAACGCAATGTTTAACTCTGCTCTCGCAAGTCTCCCCCAGTTCGTTATGGAGACTGACGCCGATTGGGGCATGGTTTACGACTTCATGGAGGCACAATGTGGTGACCTCAAAGACTACCACTGGGAAGAAGTTGCCCAAGTGTATAAAGAATTCAACAACGACTCCCGCTACTGATTGACAATGAAGGAATTCAAGTTTGCTTTCGTCGGTGTGCACAAGCGCAACGATTACCATGACATTCTTTTCTACCTGGCAGAGACTGCTGAGGAAGCATTGAACAAATGTCAGACGATTAACCCTGACTTTGAGATTCACAACTGGGGACTATTACAGCACATGGTATAACAAACTCCCCCTGAGTTCTTTATACTCAGGGCGGCCGACCGGTGGTCAGTTGGCAAAGTGGCACACACCCCCTTGCAATCCGCCCCAATCTATGCCATATTAAGAGCATGAAGAAAACACCCGACCTCTCCGCCATCATGGCAGACTACACCGCTCAGGTCCGTGCCGAAGAGCGCCGCCGTCAGGCGATCCGCAATGCTGCCGCCGCTGGCACCCAGGAATGGTTCGCCAAATGGGAAGCAACCCGTCCCAGTGGACAATTCGCAAGGTGGCACATTTCCGACCGCGACTGAGCGGGGTGACCCTGTAGAATAACCACAACAGCAAACGACCAATGCGCTACCCTATCAACTGCAACGACTCCACCAGCGTTTGGACCCTGAAACTCAACCCCTTTACGGGAACCGCTCGCGTCCGTTGGTTCAATGCCCCCCTGGCAGAGTATCGCCACACTGGGGTCTCACGCCGTGCCATCCTTAAGATGCTCTGGTGGTCTGGTGACACCTCCAAGGGACAATGGGTAAACTGTCACTGCCTGGCGTCCTGAGCGCCTCTGACCCCTTACAATTATCTCAGTTCAAACAACCTAAGCATCATGCGTAAGATCGAATCCCTGATGAACGCCGCCATCACCGACAACGCCACGTGGGCGATGGCAAACACTCAGGTTACCCTGAACCCTGAGGGTGAGTCTGAGGTCTTCCTGCATGGCAACCTCATCGCCCGCATCGGTGAGAACTTCGTCCAACTCTTTGATGGTGGTTGGCAGACCTCCACTACCAAGTCCCGCCTGAATGCTATCTGCAAAGTGCACGCCGTAGAAGGTGAGGGAGTTTTCCAGAAGGCAGGTGAGTGGTTCTGCCGTCAGTACGACACCGCCGCCCGTACTTGGCAGACGGTGCCCTTTGAGTCTGGCATGGTCCTCCAGTAGACACCTGACACACTGGTCCGGGGGTCTTGACCTGACCCCCTCCGACCCTGTATCTTATAAGAGTCAAAGACAGGCAACCAATGAACGCTTCCCTCTCCAACCTCTCCTCTATCGCTGCTGACCTCAACGCTTCGGGTAAGGAAGTCACCATCACCCGCCTTCGTACCCGTGGACCCCGTAAGGGTGAGACCATGCAGCGCAACTCTCAACATGGTCGCGGTGTTGCCGTGGGGTCTGTTCAGGGTAACGACCGCCAAACTGCTTCTCATGCCGTGGGTGGTGGTAAGGGTGCAACCATTACCCGCCAGGTGGGTATCGGTGCCGAAATGGTTCGTGACTTGGACGGCGTTAAGCGCCGCGCTGCTGCTCAATACAAAGCAGACCGCCGTGCCGCTGCCCGTGAGCGCCTGGGACTCTGACCCTGTGTGGGGGACTTGACAGGTCCCCCCCTTATGTGTTCGTGATTTGGCAGTGCCCCCGCCGCCGTCCTTGTGGGGTCGGGGCGCCCTTAACCCCCGTATATAAAACCCATGGGTCCCTCTAAGCTATAAAGTGTTACGATCACGAGCTCTATATAAAACTAAAAAGCAAATTAAAAATACCTGAGATGCAAAAAAATCCGGACAAAAATTTTACGACTATAGAGGTCGATGCAGTAACTGGGGAGTATTATGTAGTAATACCCGAGTGGATAATGAGTGAGTATGGTTGGTATGAGGGCACTGAGGTTAATATGGAGGTTGATGGGGACTCGATATTAATTCGTGAAATTGGAGATTGACTTCTCCTATAAATTATTGTATGATCACTGATGTAAACGATCTTTCTTATGGCTAAAGGATTTACTGTTAAAGCGAAGACTCCGAGTGTTACGAATACTGCTGAGGAGTGGGATTATGCGAAGGCGCGGGAGATGATTAAAGGGAAGACAATTGTATTTTGTCTACCTGGGAGGGGAGTTTCCTACACGTACTTAAAGAGTTTTGTACAACTTTGTTTTGACTTAGTACAGAACGGTGCAGCGATTCAGATTTCGCAGGACTATTCTTCCATGGTAAACTTTGCAAGGTGCAAGTGTCTTGGAGCGAATGTCTTGCGTGGACCTGATCAAATTCCGTGGGACGGCAAGTTAAAGTATGATTATCAATTGTGGATTGATAGTGATATTGTTTTTAATGCTGAGAAGTTTTATCAATTAGTATTAATGGACAAGGATATTGCTAGTGGTTGGTATTGTACGGAGGACGGGCAAACGACTTCTGTTGCGCACTGGATGGAGGAGGACGACTTCAGGAATAATGGAGGAGTTATGAATCATGAGACATTAGAAACGATGTCAAAGCGTAAGAAGCCATTTACTGTTGACTATGCAGGATTTGGGTGGTTAATGATTAAGCATGGAGTTTTTGAGCATCCAGAGATGAAGTATCCATGGTTTGCACCAAAGATGCAAGTCTTTGAGTCTGGGGAAGTACAGGATATGTGTGGAGAGGATGTAAGTTTCTGTCTTGATGCAATCGCAGCAGGTTTTGAGATTTGGTGTGATCCTCGTATCAGAGTTGGACACGAGAAGACAAGGATTATCTGATACAATGACAAACGAAGTATATACAATTCTCCACAAGGGTAAGGTATTACATAAGAGCTTGACGGAGGAGGAATACTTTGATATTATGGAGGACCTGTCGATAGAGTATTATCAGACAGGTTTTCCAAGACCACAAGATCTTGAGACTAAAATTATTCAGAGGTATTAATTATGGCTATGCGTAAAGGTGGCGGTTATGTGGAAGGTGCGCCCAAGAAAACTCGTCAAGGAGCAGGTATGAATACTAAGTATGCAGCGTCTTCTCGTAATAAAGCGAAGAAGAAGTATCGCGGACAAGGTAAGGGTTAAATAAGACAGTTACTTGAATCATAATGAGTTGTCTTATCACCAACCTACCCACAACAAAGGTATGGGTTCGTAAAGAATATCTTTGTGATCATAAGGATGGTTTTGGTGAATTTGTTGAGGGCGTTTGGGTATGTGCTAAAAGCATACCTGGACGCGCTTTTTATTTTGAGACGTATTTGCCTGAGTATGCGGCAATGTATGATAAGTTGCCTATCAGTGCATTTGTCTCATCACCAGAGACACCAGACCCTGATTTAGACCTTCCAAATCTGCAATTTTGGAATTGTATGGACTATCATGTCACAACGGTATGTAAGCAAATTGTTGCATCAATGGAATGGGAGGTACGCACACGACATTTTGGGTCTATTAAGGGTGAATATCTGTGTACCTTAGACAACTACCATGGTTCAATAGATGAAATTGATTGTTCTACTAGTGAACTACCCGATGAACACAAGTCATTTAACCTAATTGCGCTTGATAATGGTCAGTTTGCCTTATATCCAAATAATAGATGTAGAGTTTATGATATCTCAATGACACCACAGGAAGCAAAAACACCTGATTTTAAGGTTTCTACTGAATGGTATCAGGTTGAAAATGGTGTGAAATGGGGTAGACTCGGTGATTGTCATGATTATTTCTGGACAACACCTGAAGAACGGGAAATAAATAAGAATAAGGGATAGCAACCCCTCTAAAAGTTCTGATTTTTCACAAATCAGTAGCTAAAAATGGGACAATCACCTGTCGATAGGAACAAAGAATACATGAGAGAGATGTGGGGAACCACTCATCTTGCCACAGATTATGGTTCAATGCAAAATTTACCTCAAAAAAGAGTGTTAACAGAGGTAATGCACGATACTGCACCTCGTCATGACCTTAAAAAGCAGTCAGAATTGCATGAAAAGATTCGTAATGATGAAGATTATGATGATTGGAGCTATGGTACAGAGCCAAATTATGGAAATCCTTGGAAGTAAATATAAATAATCCAGAAAACTTCTTGACAAATGGCAGTCACAAGGATATCAAGAGCATTTAAGGACATTAGTTTGTCTTTTGAACCACATCCTGTGACAAAAGACCTGCCAATATTGAAGAATTCGAACGCAATTGCACGTTCTGTTCGTAATATAGTACAAACTATCCCATCTGAAAAGTTTTTTAACTCTATTTTTGGGTCTGATGTACGCTCAAGTCTGTTCGATTTTGTCGATTTTGGTACTGCATCACTAATTGAAGACCAAATTGTAACAGCAATTGAAAATTTTGAACCAAGAGTAGATAATTTAGAGGTTCAGGTCACTCCTGAACCTGATAATAATGCTTTTGATGTAACAGTGATCTTTGATATTGTTGGTCAAGACGTTCCATCTCAAGAATTTTCATTTTTACTAGAGGCTACCAGATAAAACAT